TATGTTCCATCAGTTACCCAACTACTTGAATTTGTCCAAGTACCGCTAAAATCTTTAGTACCATCTAACAAATTCAAATTCGGATAAACAGTCGTGAAACCGTCCGTACCGTCTGCGCTGTAAGACCATGCTGCGTGAAAATATGGTGTCTTACCGTCAGCCCCAGGTTTGCCTGGCGTTCCTTGCGTTCCGTCCGCTCCTTTAACAAGCGTCCATGAGTAATCGCTTGGAGTGGTTGAATCATTGATATTAAAATCAACGTACATCCCGATATAGGTACGATTAGAATCGGAAGTTGAAAAATCAGTTACACCATCGGCACTATTTGCGTATGCGATATGTGTATATTGCGTTTTTCCGTCAGCACCTTTAGGACCAGCAACTCCTTGAGTTCCAGTAGGACCTTGTAACCCTTGAATACCTTGGGCGCCTTGGTCTCCCTTATCGCCTTTATCACCTTTAATCAAGCTCCATGTGTACTTACTTGGGTCTGTAGAATCAGCACTAGTAAAGTCTGTGTATTGTCCGATATAAGTTTTACCCGTCGCATTTGATACATCAAATCCAGCAGTACCAGTTGAGTTTGTAGCATAAGCGATGTGAAGATAACTTGTTTTTCCGTCAGCTCCGGCTTGCCCGGGGATACCAGTTGCTCCAGGGTCACCTTTTAATCCTTGTGGACCTTGCGGACCCTGTGCGCCCTTAGCGCCGTCATTAACATTAGTGATAGTCACCGACTGACTAGCTACTACTTTGCCCGCAACTGTTGCTTTAAAGCTGTAAACTGCCTTATCCGCAACTCCGCTTGCATCAACTGTGATAGTCTGAGTTGGAGCGACAACTGTTCCATCTTTCGACCATTCGTAGCTGTCAGCGATTGTTTCAGTCGTTGCAGAACCTTTGAAAATATGAGCTGATAAAGTTGTTGAGCCAGTACCATTTTTGAACTGTGTACCGTTTGTGGTTGTAAGCTCTGCTCGAAATGGAGTAGCTGCGTCGACCAACTGATTGACGATAGCTTGGATGTCTGTAGAAGCTTCACTTTGTTGTTTTTTAAAATTTGAAAAAGTAATCTTATTTAATGTCGGATTGCTAAAACTTATCTCCATTTCAGAAACCCTAGCTGATAAAAGCAAACCTACATTTCCGTCAGAATCCATAAAGTTATCATCTTGAATATTGATGGTATCACCAATTGACAAAGGCCGATCATTACCAACCGATTCAAGAACTAAGCTACTATTCGCTAATACCTCATAAGTAACTGTTGGATAAGCGAATTGTTTAAATTGACTTACGCAATAGCCCCACATATCATTAACATTGGTGTATTCTGTTTGAAAATCTTTACGAATCCATTTATCACCATTATTAGATTTTATTTGAGATTTGAATAAATTAAGAGAAAGAGGCGCATAGGCTGTGTCACTACCAGCTCTTTTATAAAATTCTTCGACTCCATCCTCGTTTTTGTAACTAAAACTAGAGCTGTTCCAGTTTAAATTATCTGACCCAGTGACAGTTGTCGCATTGAATAAATTAGTTGTGTCTCCAGTTCTTGTAATTCCACTGATATTTTTTCCAAAATTTAAAGAGACATCGTTTCTATTTGTTCCGACTCCTTGAGCATTAATTCCATCATTGGCACGATAGATATTTAAAATGATGGAATCTAGTGTTCCATCATCATTTAAATGTGTAATAAATTCAAATTCTGCATCAAAGTTTCCTATAACAGATATTAGACGGGCAAGTTTACTTTCCTGTCCGTCATAATTAATTGTTCGTGTCAAACTTGAGACTTCATTAGTTCCAATGGTTATTTGAGCATTTGCGATTAATCCCATTTGGTCAAAGTACCACTGAATATTATGGCTTGATGTGTTGACTAAGGCATTAACTTGCTCGTTCCTTAATTCTAAATTCAATGAAGAACAAGTTAAAGTAATTTGATAATCACTTTCTTGAACATTTTCTACTCCAAATAAATGGTCAATTCCATCATAAGTGAAACTAATATAAGCTTGTTCATTTAAAAAACGGCAGTAATCTTGTAACTGGCCGTTGATAAATTTATTTACAGTAAATATAAATGTTTCTGCTCCTTGGTCTTTATACCGATGCCAATTATCATTGAAAAAAGAAGGTAGCATCGGAATATCATTATTGATAACTGCTACGGTTTTAAGTGTATTATCATGAACGACTATTTCCATTATAAGTTCCTTTCTTTATATGATATTTGAACAATTGGTGAAGTGGTATTCCATGTGGACTGCAAGATTTTTAATGTACTTCTACCGGGAGGAATTGAAAAAGGTTCAGTGCCTTTAATTTTTTCTTGAATAGCTGGCATACCATTGACAACAACTGTATCTTTCCCATTCATATTAACTATAATTTTAGAGCCAGTTCCATAGCGATTAGGGACATCATGCCAAACGTCCACATTATCTTTTCGATAAGTCACTTGTCTAATAGCTAAATTAGACATAAATTTATTAGATTGTTTAAATTGGCCAATATATAAATAGATTTTTGCAATCTCTACACTAGAAAGTTCAGGAACATATTCTGATATACGAGACCCTTTCCAATAAAAACCGAAGTTGGCACCAGATTTTATAAAATCAGCATTTCCTGATGTTGAATTGAACATGTCATTATTCATTGAACCTGCCCCGTTACCTTCACCATTATTAGAGATAAAATCTTTACTAATAACTTCTCTGGGAGTTGTTCCCCCAACCCACGCTTTCATTTGAGCCTTATTCCCTGACATATCTGTTTTAGAGATACCATAACCAGCCACTAACTTATCATTTGCATCAGTAAATAAAACTTGCAATAATCCAGTTTGGCCAAACGCACCAGCCCAAGCAAATAAATTGAAATATGAATAGAAATTAACTGCTCCAACATGACCATTTGAATCTGCTGGCAAAGTCATTACTTTCATTCCACCAGCTACTCCTTGATTAGAACCAATAGTTCCTTGATCTTTTAATCTCAACCCATCCGTTTGGAATTCAAGTTTTCCATTAGTGGATAGCCAGTTATTTTGAGGATTTACAACCCCAACAGCATCAGAAAATTTAGAAAAATTAGGATCGCTCTTACTGTCATAAAGATATTCACTTTCAGGCTTTACAACACCATCTGCTTCTTGCCTATTACCTATTTCAATTGCTCCATTTTGCCCAGCAATTGCAATATAGCCATTATCATGACCATTTGTAATTTCTACTGTCGGAAATGCGTCAAGAGTCCCTGTATTATTAATTTCAATATCTACATGACCATCTGAGTTATTAGTAATTGTTCCTAATGAACCGCCAGAATTTGAAGCATTTAGAATATTTGTTTCGACTGATTCTGACACTCCGCTCGGAACTAAAAATGTAATTGAACCTACAGCTTGATAAAATGATGATTCATCTAATGTTGGTGTTCCATCAGGAACAGCCCACCAAACTTGATTAGGATCATCATCAAAAATCAAAGTAGCTGGTTGCTTTACATTTAAAGCACTAGCCAAAGCTTTTCTAACAGAGGTAAAACGGTCTAATTGAACATCTGCAATAAAGTTAACTGTAATTGATTTCGAATTAATTGAATTTTGCGTGAAATCGGCTCCAATAATAGGGTTAGGTTGAACCGTATTCGTCCAACCGGCCCCTATATTTCTTGTAATTGCTGTAAATCCATCAACGATTGTCGATAAATCTATATCATTAAATTTAACTGAAAAAGCCATTTTTAATTTTTACCCCACAATCTATTTTGTTGATTTACATAGTCAGTTAACGCTTGATTCATATAAGGAGCTAACCCTTGAGACATATTACGCCCATCTAATAAAGCATAAGCAATTAGAGGATTTTTCTTAACATCTTCAATTGAGTTAAATATATTGGATAACAAAGCTAAAACTGGTGAGAAATCAGTAACATTATTTGAATAACCTTGATTGTTATTAATCGTTTGACTTGCTTGATTCAATAATTGTGTAGCTCTTGATTTCTTCTGCGGATCAAGCGGAATAACCATCTCAGGACGATTACCTTCAGCAATTTCATAGAAACCATGAGCATTTATGATTCCACCGTTTTCATATCCATGCCCATTTCCAAGGAATGACAGACTTGAACCATAACGGCTTTTAGCATAATTAAGAGCAGCCAATAAGTTATCATACCCATTAAAAATATCGCCATGTCCTGGGAATTTATATGCGTTAAATGTTGCAGATATCGTTTGCATCAATCCTTTAGCAAGGTCACCAGTTATATTGTTAATATCTCCGATGTTTCCTTGGACCGCTTTTTCATTACCGCTTGATTCTGTTGCGATTTGACGAAGCACACGGTCAATCATGTCTTGGCTTGTGCTCAAGCCGTTAGCTGCAAGCGCCTGCTTAACTTGTCCAGCCCAACGTTGAACGCCAGAACCAGATGGCGAGCCTTGTGAACCCCCTGCATCTGATTCAGCTTTTTTGAAGAATGATTGTAAGAATTTAATAAAATTATCCTCAGCAGTTTGAGCAGAACCTTTTGCTATCCTAGTTACAACCGGAGGAAAGTCATTTTCTAAATTATCTAGTCCTAAGCCATTATAAATAGCTTCTACAACTCCTTTAGGACCTTTTGAAATAACACTTGTGACATCTTTATAGGTTGATTTAACCCATCCAAGTGCATCTGATAAGAAGCCAGCTACACCGTCAGCATGAGCTGGTAAATTAGCTGTTAGTGATAGAAACTCTTTCGACATTGAGTGAGGAAGAATTGAAGTTCCAGCTTTCAAGTTACGGATTTCAGGACCTTGTTGACCAACTGCAAAAATACCACGGCTTGGATGGTGAGCAAGTTCAAAACCTTCTTCACCAACTAAAGCCGTTTCATCTTGAGCTAGACCACGAGTACCTGTCGCAAAACCTTTAAGGCTTACATGCCCGATATTCCCCCAACCTTTATGTAAGATGTTAAGTACTCCATTAATTCCATCAATAAATGAATTAATTAAATCTCGTGACTTTCTAAAGCCTTTACTATATTGGTCAACTGTTTCTCCTTGCTCTTTAGCTGCAGCTTTAACATTTTTATCAGCTTTATCATTAGCTAATTCTACAGTTTTATCATGAGTCTTTTTGGCTTTATCAGTAACATCTTCTTGTTGCTTTTTAGCTGCTGAAATTGTATCATCTCGTTGCTTTTGAGCATTTTTAACAATTTCATCATATTGCTTTTTAGACATTGAACCGTTTTCTGCACGTTCTTTGTCTGCTGCTGCTACGGTTTTCTTATATTTTTCATTAGCCGCTTTAACAGCTTCGTCTTTTTGCTTTTGAGCCTTATCCTTAACTCCTTTATATTCATCGTCAGCCTTTTCGAGCGTATCAATTAATTGTTTTTGATTTAATTTTCCTTTTTTATTTTTTAAATCATCAAGTAAATCAAGCTGTTTATTTTGAGCGATTTTAGTAGCAGTATTAATTTGATTATTCATCTGCTCTTCAGCTTTGGTTTGCGTTTTAGCATAGTCTTTTTCAAGCTTATCCATCGCTTCATTATGTTTCTTTTTTGCAGCCTGTTGAGCTTTATTAAAATCACTATTTTCTTTAGCAATTTCTTTATTCATTTCTTGTTGATATTCAGGAGAATTTTTGCCATAAGTTTTCTCTATTTTGAGAAGTTCAGAAGTATTACCAGACTTAATTTTTTTCATCAAGTTAGCATGATTCATCTCGTTCATAGAAGTTTGAAGTTGATTACTTTTTTGCTCTTTAGCAACAGAATCATAATATTTATCAGTATTCTTCTTCATCTCATCAAGATTCTTTTTCTGAGCTGCCTTCTGTTTATCGTCTGAATCTTTTTGACCTTTGTTTAATTTGTCAGCCTGAGCTTGAGTAATTACACCGTTTTTAACTAGAATATCAACTTGCTTTTTAGAATCTTTTTCTTGATTTTGATAAAACTTATCAATATCTTTGGACATCTTCGCATAAGCATCGGCAGTTGCTTTCTTAGCTTTTTCAAGTGATTTTTCATCGACAATATCAACATTTGAGGCCTTATTAATTTTATCTAAGAAACCTTGGTAATCCTTGGAGAACTCTTTCATATCTTTTGTTGGTGCTTTAGGGTCGAACTTAACAACTGGTAGCTTTTCGCTTTTTAATGAAGATTCTTTTAAACCGTCATTAATCAAATCTCCAAGTTTTTTGCCTAAGTTTTTACCGCCCATTCCACCAATTGCTGCACCAATTGCTGTGCCGATACCAGGAGCGATAAGAGAACCAATAGCTGCACCTGCCGCTGCTCCACCGAGTGAGCCAGCAACTCCCCCAGTCTTTTGAGCTGTACTATCTTTACTGAGTAATTCAGCTCCTGCATTTATTCCACCAGACAAGACTGTGCTTCCGCCAACAGATCCAATAATTCCTAATAATCTTGGAATTAAGGAAGTTGCTTTTGATAAACCGCCAGAGGCAACAAGCGCTTCACCTTCAGCAGCTACTCCACTTTTTGTTACTGTTGAAGCAACTGTTCCAGCTTCAGTAGCGATACCTTTACCTACAGAAGATTTAATGCCTCCTGTTCCTAAACCTCCTGATAATGCATCAATGGCTTGAATTTCAAGTAAAGATTTTTTCAATTTTTCAAGCCATACAATAACATCTCCGATTTTTTTAGTAGCCCAAATCCCAGCAAAGATTTTACCAAAGGTTACTACTTCATCTTTATGAGTTCCGATAAATTTGACGGTATCAACAATACCTTGGAAAATCTTTGCGATCCAACTAGCTATTTCTTCAAGGCCTTGCTTACCTTCTTTAGAATTAAATGCCTTAGCCATTGACGTTGCTGCATCAGACATAACAGGGAGAAATTTTTGACCAATCATAATTAAAACAGCCTCTCCAGCTGCTTTAAATTGTTCCATTTCTGCTTTAACTGATGCCATATTTTTATTGGCGAGATTCGCTACATATCCTTGGCCATCGGCAGATTTTCTTACTTTGGTATTTAACTCTTCAAGTTCTTTATTATTTTGAGCGAGAATAATACCAGCTTGTTGTCCTGTTGTCCCAAATAATTGTTGGAAAACAGAGTTTTTTTCAGCAGTACCCATGTTTTTTGTATGCTCATTCACTACGGACATGATAGTAGTTAAATCTCTAAGATTACCATTAGCATCTACTAGATCACTATTTTTAATTCCAAGTTTAGAAAGCATATCTTTCGCAGTTCCGCCAGATTGCAATTGGTCTACTTTATCTTGAAGCTTCCCTATTGCTTCTTTTTGCTTTTCAATAGCTTTAGTTGCAGCTTTAGTATTCCCTGTACCAGAGTTAACAACTGCTTGAGCTTCTTCTAGTTTCTTTTGGTGCTCTGCAATTTTTTCATTAAGTGCTGCCTCTGATTTAGCAGCATCTTCTTGACTAGCTGACTGATCACTTAATGCACCAGTAATTGAGTTAATTACTTTACGAAGTCCAGTACCAGCTTTGTCAGCTTCTAAACCGTGGTTCGAAAGAATACCAATTGCTGAAGACGCCTCTGATAGTTGAAAGCCTGCTGAATGAGCTGAGTCACCAACATACTCCATAGCTTTACCCATGCTTGCAAAATCTGTTGCTGTCATATCTGCTGCATAAGCTAATTGATTGACTACATCTTTTGTATTTTTAGTCATTTGTGCTGCATTATCAGTACGCATGCCGTAAGCATCAACAACTTGAGAGGTTACACTTAATACATTATTGAACTCATCTCCAGAAGCGACAGAAGCTTGTAATTCTGAGCGCATAGCACCCAAAGCTTCGGTAGAAGTATATCCACGTTTAATAAGTTCTTGATATCCTTCTGCAATTTCTTTTTGAGATTTACCATATTCTACAGAGTATTGAGCCCCATCTTTTTGCATTTGAGCAACATTTTTTGTTACTTCTGCAACTTCTTCACCACCAGTTACAGCAAGATTTGTTGTTCTAATATAACTTTCTTGCAAATCAGCTGCCATTTGAGAGCCTTTTATAGCTGCCGCTCCAATTGCTGCAATACCAAAAGCGCTCTGATATGCTGCATTTTTTACTTTTTGGTATCCTGCTGCCATAGCTGTTGTGGCTTTTTCAGTTGTTTGATAGACAGTATTAAGACTCTTCCCAACAATGTTATCAGGGTTAAACGGCTGCATCTTTGTAACAGCCAAGTTAGCTTCTAAAAGTTTATTTCTGTAATTCAATAATGACGAAGCAGCTTCATTTACTCTAGTTTTTTGTTTAACAAGAGTTTCTGAGCTTGTGCCCTCGGCAGCTTCTAATCGTTTAAGCTCAGTTACTTGGGCTCTATAAATTTCAGTTTGCTTTGCGTATGAAGTAGATAGGCCAGAAACTTCAGCTTTAGCAGCTCCCATTTTATTACGAGTTTTCTCATATAAATCAATTTGAGACTGCATGAGTTTATCATTAGCACTTAGAGATTTATTTAAATCTTCAATACCTGTTTGTTGATACTCATAAGCTGATTTAGCACGATTTAATTGCCCTGTCATTGAGGCAAGAGAACGTTCTGCTGTGGTTAACTGAGCATTATATTTTTGATAAGCCTTTTCACCAGCGTCAGTATCTCTATTGATTGTCTTCATACCTTCTGAAAGGTTAGCAATATAAGCTTTTTGCTTTTCCATTGCTTCACTAAGACCTTCATAGCGATATTTTGATGCAGAAACAGCATCTCCAGCAGATTTAGCCTGTGCTTCATTAATCTGCCATTCACGAGTACTATCTTTAACTGCTGATTTTAAGCGGTTGATAGCCTCAACAGCTTTTGTCTCATTCAAGTTAATCCCTGTGGTGACTGAATCAACCATTATATCTGCCATTTTTACTCCTTTCTAATTTTTGAGTATAAAAAAATACCTAAATATTAGGTATTGACATGAATATTATTGTCCAAACATCTTCTTCAAATCATCGAATGAAGCCATCTTATTATCTTCATTAGCTTTAAACACATCAATTATGTCATAATAATCATGATTATCTACTTGTTCTAATGTCCAGTGCCAATTTTCGATAATATTTTTTTCAAATAGTTGTAAATCTATTAATTGATTGTTGTGGTAGACTTTTCGTTCTTCAATGCTTGAACTTTTTTTTCGGCAGAGTCAACCTCCTCAGTAAACATAGTATCGATTTGATCATCATCATACCCTTGAAGTGAAAGAACAAGTTTAGATTGCAAATTCATAAATTGGCCACGGTCAAACTCTTCTAATTTGTCTACTTCTTTTTTATTTAATCCTAGAATTTCAGTAATAAACTTTTCAGCATTATTAATTACTGACATATCATCAAGAGCGATTGCTTTTGTTAATTCTTCTAGTGTTCCATCCTGAACTGAAGCAAGTTTTTCTTGGCTTTTTGCTAGTTCTAATTGGTAGGCATGCATTTTTTTAATGTTCTTAATTGAAGTTTTAACTTCAAATGATTCTTCTCTAATTTCTGGTAATGATAATTTCATTGTATATCTCCTCTATTTTACTTTTTGTAAAGGAATAGTCAGGTATCGAACCTAATTTAATAGACCATCTATCTATCCCATATAAAAAGCGGATTACTCCGCCTTTTAATTATGCATGTGTAGTTGTAGTCGTTGTAGATGTAGTAGTTGTTGTTGTTGAATCATAACCATTAAATACATCTGCCATCATTGCTGCTTCAGTAAAGTTTTCATCTCCACCATCAAAGAATTTGATAGCTTCTCCACCCCAACGACTTACAGAGAATGCAGTAAATGTCAATGCATCATCAACACGAACAACTGCATTAGTATTTGTTTGTAAGTTCAATGCTGTTTCGTTCATTTTACCAGCAGCAAAACCAACATATTGTGGAGTCGCAGTACCGATTGTAGTTGTTTGAATCAAGGCTGCTACTTTTGGAACATTTCCTTGTGTATAACCACCTTTAGTATCATTAACACGGCCAAGCAATTTGTTTTTAATCGCTACTGGTAGACCATTAAAGTCAAAAGCTACTGAAGGAGTACCTTTTGCAATATCTGCATCTACTTGACCATCATTACCATAAATCATTGTTGGAGCACTTGATACATTAGTGATGTTTGCAGTTTTTGTACCTAACATTTCATCAGTAATTGGGAAGACTCCATTGGTAGATAAACCATCTGCTCCTTTAACGATTGCTCCATTATCATCCAATAGAGCAAGTGTGACCATTTTCAAACCTTTTGTTGCCATTTTAAATTCCTTTCTTAAATAAAAAATGAGTTAGCTATTTGCTATCTCACTTAATGTCATGATGCGTTGCACCGTTAAATTTTTGATAATTTGCCCTGTATCAGGGTCTATATAGTGACTTTTTGATTGCGCAATAAGCCAATCATTATTTATAAATGATTTCATCAGATTAATTTCGCTTTGAACAATATTTATATCCGAATCTTCAGCGTTCGAGTAAAAGATTTGAATATAAACACCATACATGAGTGAAATAAAATCTGAGTTACCATAATCATTAGGACCATTATCTGATTCTGTAAGTAAAACCTGAGTTTCATTAATAGAATCTTCTTTTTCTTTGGGTATAGAATCAAGAAAGATTTCCTCATGCGGAAAGTCACTAGCTGCAATTATGTCTTGAACAATTTCAACTGGTCTTTTCATAATTTACTCTCCTTCTTTTTTCTATTAATTATTTTCCTCATTACTTCAGCTTCAGCTTTTAATATTCCTTGCTGAACAATAGGATTTTTTCTTGTTTCTTCAATAAAATGATCTGCATGAACTGCAACTTCACCAGGTTTTTTATATTTTCTTCCGGAACGTGTTGTGAACTGAGGAAAGCGGCTACCATTATTAATGATATTGGCAATATATCCTTTAGCATTAGAACCTTTGGCTGTGCTTCTTTCCCATCCTACAACACTTTGACCATCTTTAATACCGTCAATATTCTTATTTTTCATAACAATACTATCCGCTAAATGTGGATCTTCTCCAGTATCACGATGGCGGTAATGCCTATTTCTAACTTCATAAGCCAATGCTTGCTCAAAAACTTTAGCGCCCGCCTTTGTAACTTCGGCTTTATCTTCTACAGTCATCTTTGTGCTTAATGATTCTGCTTGATTAATGATTAGTTGCATTGCTTCCTCAAAAGTAGCCATATTAAGCTCCTTTCTTCTTCGCTTGAAGAGTCAAAATATCAAATTTAATAAGCTTTGCAGATTCATCTGAAGAAATATTAATAATGTTGTAAAGAACATCATCTATTTGAACACACATTTTCTTTGTAACCAGCTTATTATGTCTAATTGCAATGTCGAATGTATCAGCCGTAGTTGTACCAATTATCTGAAATTGAAGCGCAAGTGATCTCATTTTAGCCGCAAATCGAACATTTAAAACCGTTGCTGGGTCAATTTTTTCAATCTTGCCTCCACTTGGAGCCGTTACTGTTTTAGTAACTCCAATCTGACATTTTCTGTTAAAATCATTCGGTTTGTAAGTTTTGACCATCTTGCGCCTCCTTCCATGAAGAATAAAGGCCTCTCAACTGACCAACCATGTGATCTACTGCAGTAGTAGGTGGCATAGTTGTAGAACGATTAATCCACAAATCCATCGAGTAACTAAGAACAGCTACATCATAAATCGGAGAAACATTTTCTACAATGAAAAATGGAGCATCAACTGTATCAGAACTCACTGCATTTTTCACATATGCTGTTGCTGTATCAAAATAAATTTGAAGTTGCGGTTTGCGATCATCATCTTCTGATAACTGATCTAGTAAGTCATCAACAGTTACTGTCATAAAGCGCCTCCTTTACTGCTTTAACATATAAATCAGATACTTTACCGCTATCCTGATTTAAAGCTTCAAGTGGCGGAGTATCTAAATATATTCCTTTGAAAAACAATCCCATATCTTCAGTTACACCAGCATTATGGATTATTTTATTTTTACCTAATGAATCATTAGTCGACCAGGCAAAAGATAATTTATTACTGACTTTCGGAGAAATACCGTAGTGGTACATTGTCCATAATTGAGCCCACATTTCTGCTGTCCATTTTTGTAAAGTTGTTTCAAGTGGTTCAATTGCTCTATAAAGCACAATAGAATTAACATAAACATCATGCCAATATCCAGCTCTAGGATTTTTAATTACCCATTGGGCACCTCCTGAGTTATTTTGAATAGATTCTAACCATTCGATTGGAACTTTTATCGCATCTGTCATTGCTTCAAGCGTTCGAGATGAATTAGTAACAGATTTAATATAATCTAGCCCAATATAACCAATAGTATCCGAGCAATACCATCTGCTTTTTGTTACTGGTACATTAAATGCTTCTAAATCCAGAATTAGAGTATCAGAATCAAGGTAAACATATGTCTCGTTTTCCCTGTTGCCATTCTCAGCTAAATATCGCCAAAATAAATAAGGTTTAATGCTTGGAATATAAGATTTATCAAATCTCTCATCACTGTAAGCATAAACTTTACATTCACTAAATTCTTTTAAAACAGACTCATCTTCTTTAGCAAATAGAAGGATAATATCCTCTTTATCAACTCCCAAATCAACTAAGCTTTTAATCACTGTATGTAATTCCCAAGCAAATCTTTTTTTAGCTGGTTGTGCAAATAAAAATTTCATTATCCTCTCCTATTTTTTAAGCGTGGCTAGTTGTAGTTGTTGGAGCTGTAGTAGTTGTTGTGCTTGGAGTTGGATTATTCGATGTACCATCTTGGTTTGCGATCGCGGTAAATGAACCTGCTACAAATGCTTCTGAATCTGTCGCTCTAACGTCAAAACGGTCAATCACACGAATTTTAGTTGTATCTGTTTCAAAAGCTCCAGCCCCAATATTAGTTGGAAGCAATGACATATTTTCGCGGTCAAACAAAGTAATCGCTTGTGATAGATCCCCATAGTAGAGTGGATAAACTGGTTTACTTGCAGTTCCACCATTTGGAAGCCAACGGTCTGAAACTACTACGACTTTTTTGCCTTTAATTAGATAAGCGTTTCCTTTTGTAGGATCTGTTTCTAAAAGGTAGCGACCTTCTGAGTCTTTTACTAACGCTAACTGATTAAGGCCTGATTGGTTAGTTAAAAGACTTGAAGTTGTGATAATTGCTGGGTCTACTGCAGTATTAATCATAGTGATGATATCATCAAACTTAGCAAGCGTTGGTTTTTTAGGTGCAGCTTCCATTAGGCTAATAATCGCTTGGTTACGAGTTACAACAACTTTTTTAGCAATCCAGCTTGAAAGCCATGCAAGAATATTTTCAGCAGTATCCTTAAGCAATGTATTTGTTGCAGTAATAATTCCTGCATAACGTTTAATCAAATATTGAATAATTGTCAAACGTGGATTATCAAGGTCAGGAATTAGTCCATCTTCTTTATCCATTGCTGTAAGAGGTGTAACATCTGTCCATTTTTCATAAACACGGCTACCATTTGAAGTAGAAACACTTTCCACACGGACATATTGTTGCAATGATTCATATTGACGAACCAAAGTATTAATCATAGTGCGAACATCAGAAGGAATTGTAAGACCAGCAGCACTATCTTTGCCATCCGAGCCATTATCTGTATTAGATGAAACAGTGTTTAAAAATGCAACTGGATTATGGACCATATTGATAAAGTCTGAAACAAATTTATCTTTTAAGTCTTTTTCTTTATGGTTAAGCGGCTCTTTATCTCCTTCACGCATATTTACAACTTGTTCAGCCTGTGCTTCGACAAGTTGTTCTCTCAATGCGTCACGTCGAACTTTTTCATTATCACGTTTATTTTTTAATTCTGACATAGCCTCTGCTGAAAAATTATCATCGTTAAGAGCCATGTTGATTTGGTCATTAAAGTCTGTGACTTTATCTCCTGAAGCAATCCATGCTTCGTTCAATTGATTTACTGTTAATTTAACTCCCATTTGAGTCTCCTTTATTTTTCTAATAAAATAGCCAACTTACGAGAACGTAAATCGGCTTGTTTGTTTTCTATAATTGGTTCTTCTTTCGGAGGGTTATTCCGATTTTTGAAATTCATGAAATTCATAAATTCATTAAGTTTATCAGCAGTTGGAATATTGCCGATTGAGTTAGAAAATACTGGTTTATTAGCATCCACAAACATAATGTTGTCTGCAAATCCTTTATCCACTGCATCTTGAGCTGTCATCCATGTTTCATTAGACATCAACTGCAATAAGTCAGATTGTTTCATACCAGTTTTTAATTCATAAGCTGCAGCAATAGATTGGTCAACACCATTTAAAACTTTAGCTTCTTGCTCAAAGTCGTCAGCGTTTCCTTTGCTACCACTCATAGCCTTATGAATCATCAATTGGGCTGTAGGAGAGATATTTACCGTATCTCCAGCCATTGCAATTACTGAAGCTGCAGATGCTGCCAACCCTTGAATATTTACAGTTACAGGTTTACCATTCATCTTAATAGCAGTATAAATCTCAGAAGCTGCAAATACATCTCCGCCATTAGAAGCGATATTTAAAACAATTTCTTCATCATCAGCATTTACTAAGGCATCATTAACTTTGGATGGACTTGTATAATCGATTCCAAACCAGTCATACATCATTCCGTAACTATTATCAACTACATCTCCTTTAATGTCGATTACTGTCATCATTTACCTCCTTTCTAAGAATAATCACCATGACCACCTCCTTTCCTATGGTACTGGCTCATTACTTTGGCCAGTTGTCTTTTTATTTGTATTTTCAGGGGCTGGTAGGTCTTTAGGAATATATCCTGCTTCTTGCAAGATATATGTAGCTTGATTTTCAGCTACAGCACCCCATCTTGTAGCGGTACTAATAGTAGATAAGTAATTATCACCAAGAGGGTCAATAGCTGGTCTCATATTAACGCTTATATGGTCGCTTAACTTATACTCCAATTCACTTATAGCAGGTCTTAAATAGCGATTTAATGCACTTGCATACATTCCACTTATTTGTTGAATCGAGGATTGTTGGTCACCTTGCCCACCAATATAGCTGTCAGGAAGCCCATATACTTTGGCATATTGCTTAGAAGTCCAATCTGTTTGTGATAATAATTGAGCTACATTTGATTTAATTTCTAGTGCAGTAAATTCTTCAAGGTCATCTAATACTACAGGGCCACCACTTCTTGAACGTTTCATAAACGAACGAGAACGAGATGCTTTATCTTTATCACTAAGAAGCCCACCACCTTTAACAGTAAGTACACCAGGAACATTTAATGAACTATTCAATGAACTAATTGTTAATCTATCAGAGGCTCTTTGGATTTTTGATTCACGTCTTAAAGAGTAAAGTGGACTAATTCCAGTTTTACCACCATCAATTGATAGTAGTTTCATATGAATCAAATCGCTCTGTGGAGCTTGTAAAATAGGTTCTATTTTAGGATCATCAAAAGTGATGTTGTAATACATTCCATTTTCATACTCAAAATAATAAGTATTTACTTGAGATGGCCTTAAATATTCCCATTTCATATCAGCGCCATTAGCATTTCTCCAACGATAAGCGAATGCTTCACCTCCTAAAAGTAGCTGTGCAAACATTGATTGCCAAAATCCATGCTTGTTAGCATTGGTACTTGGATTATCAATGATTCCTTGATTCTTTTTCTTTTCAGCATTGATTTTAACTATTGCTAAATCACTAGATAGTTGCAAGATAATAGAAAATAAGTCTGAATTTCTTAATGCTGCACGAGCTGAAACCCATTCATTATTATCACCAAGCAAACTTTCCATTATTTGAGCATCATTTCCATCTGGAAAATAGCTTTGAACACTACCAACTTCTGGCGGATCATTTGTTTGGTTGATAAAGTTTAATATTGGCAAAATCAATCACCTCCCTTCTTTTCTATAAACTCGGAAATTAATCCTGCTAAAATAAAAACAACTGATAAAGTAATTCCTCCAGCTGTTATATTCCACATAAACATTGTTACTGTTATGGTTACTGCAAAAGCAATAAACATAAGTACATCAAATATTTTCCAAATTAAAGAAAATAAGTTTTTAAAAATCTTCATCGAATCCCCAATCATCATCTATTTCGTCATCAAGGTCTAATAAGCCAGATTCTTGGCTAGTAACCCATTCTTTTACTTGTTCTGGTGTCATATGCTCAACTTGCCAACTTCTATCATTTGCCATTCCATAATCTTCAAAATGATTCATACCTTGATATAGAGCATTTATAATTGCATCAACAACGTCAATTTTAAGTGTAGCTTTTCGCTTATCTACTTGAATCCCAACTGAGTCTGAGCGTAGAACGGCATTTAATAATGCTTTTTCCATTATCTTGTCATCCAGACGGCTAATTGTTCCTTCAACAAAAATTTTTTGTAGAAATTTTGTTGGGTCTTTCAATTCTCCAGTACGCTGCCGAATAGGTTGTAAATTAAATCCAGTATTATTAAGCAACATTTGAATAACTTTAGTCACGCCCATAGCATCATATCCAAAAAATAAAACATCAAGAGAGTTTTCTTCAATATAGTTTACAATCCATTCATAAACCTCATCATCGTTGATTAATCCTTGTTGATGGCTTGTAATTATACAAAATCCTTTAGTTTCAAGTTCTCTATAGTTAATACCATCTTGCTTTTCTTTGGCTTCAATTGAGCCTGCAGCTTGAAAAGGAATAAATGAATGTTGTTCAACATGCCATTTCGTTTGTCCTTCTTCACTTACATATGGGTAAACAAAAGCAACTGCTGTATTATCTGATGACATAGAATAGTCAACACCAACATAACAGCGCTGCCCATAGATATTAAATTCAGGAACAATCGCTTTTTCAACATCTGCTAGGTTTAAATAACTGTCTATATCTGAAGAAAGCCACATATTAAGATTCTTACATTGAAAATCATGAACAGCACCTGTAAGCACATCATTATCACGCTTATCAAGTAGTCCTTGCATGAGATTATCATGTTCCGAAGCTAAATCTAATAAAGGGTTTGATTTAACCCAAGTATCAGGGTTATAAGTTTCATCTAAACTATCATTACTCCAAATTAAACATAGATAAGTATCAGCATCTCTTAAAAAGTCTTGTTCCATTGCTTGTTGCAGCATCTTCTCATCTTCATGAAAGGGAACTGTAGGGTCAGGATATGCTGTTGAAATTTGAACAAATTGACGGTTAGGAACTTTAACTTGCCCTGATACAATCTTAGAAATCTTCTCACGGCTTTTTACTTCGCCTATTTCATCAAAGATAGCTGTTGTAAAGTGATATGAATCATATTGTCCAGCTTCATGTGATATTGGACGAATGACATTATTATGATTCCTCATAATAATTTTGTCAGCTTGTAAGCTTAGGTCAGTTTTATCAGCTATATTTTTCCATGGATTAATTGTTCTAAGGACGTTAATCATCGATTTTAAATAGCCATATAATTTACCTGTTTGTTTAGCATTAATCGATGAAACTAAAAAGTCCTGGTTACTTAAACCACGACTTTCTACAAAAAATGAATAAGCCATTAATATGGCTAACATATAAGTTTTCCCTTGACCACGACCTACAGATATAATTGCGCGGCTGAAACGTTTTCCACCTTCTTTATTCCTCCAACCTATTAATAGAGACAACATAAACTTCTGCCACTCCATTAATTTAGTTGGTTCCATCGTATCAACGTTTGGAGCCATTTTAGAGAACTTCATTAACCTTTTTACATGTTTTACTTCATAATTAAAAGGAAAATCTTCATTTCCTATCCTTTTTAGGTCCTGTAAATGCCTAAAACATGCTAATTTCATTAAATATCCTGTTGTGTACTTTTCATCTAAGACATCAAAAGCATATTTTGTAGCAGGGTCTTGATATTCTTCTCTAATATCTTCATAATTTAGCGAATGATATGTACCGATAACATCATGGGTTTGAGTTAAATCAATCTTCATCGAAGAAATCCCCCATTCCATCATCTTCATTTTCGTTTGTTTGCATATTAAGTTCCATCAATTCAGAACGTGATTTTGGAGATAAACCTAACTCAGAACCAATCTTTGTAAGATTTTTTATTGCATCTGAGTAAATTTGAGTCATTGGATTACGTTTGAAACCTTGAAACTGTCTATCAATAATTGCACCAGTCATATCTTGAACAGGTTTAAAAATTTCTTGAACCTCACCATGTTTTTTGAGATGTTCGTATGAATTTCTATAAATTTCATACTGAGTACAGTACATTTCGACTAAAAATGAATCAATTTTATCAACTGGTTTTTGTTCCTCAAGAAAGGGAACAGTTTTACGCCAACAAGCACTTGCGAGAGGAGAAAGGTGTTTAGGAGCGCGATAAGACAACTTCCCTTCATTACTATCTTTGAACTTCTTTGCTGTCATTTTTTCTCCTTTCTTTTAGTGTTTTGACCCCCCCTATATAAAAATTTTCAAAATTGGGTTTTGATATAAGATGAGACCTATGTGTGTGCTTTCCCTTTAAAAATATACGGGGGAGGGTTGTTAAAATTTATCGTTCATTTTTTTGAAAGTCAGGCACATCTTTTACATTTTTTATGGGGATTACATTTTTAATTTTATTTCCATATCCAGTTCCATAATAAATTTGTTCCCACTTAGTTTTCCTTGTGTGGCATTTGCTACAACAGAAAGCCAAGTTATCCATGACAGTCTTACCATTCAAGTCAAACTCAACAGGCACGATGTGGTCAACTATCTTACCAGTTCTTACTCTGTTGTGTGCTTTGCAGTACTGGCAAAGGAAGTTATCTCTACGTCTTACTACATCACGTATAGACTTCCATTGCTTACTTTGATAGAACTTATTCTGCTCTACTTTAACGTCGCTATACTCACGCTTACGTTTGTTATAGTCCTTATATCTTTTAGTATCATCAGTACGATTAGTCCATCGCTCTCTACTTGCTTGATATGCTGCCTCTTTATCAGCGTGCTTAGTACAATAGTGCAGTGGTCTAATAACTACAGCGTGGCAGTTAGGCTCACGACAACGTCCAGTCATTGGCAAGATAGCACCTCCTCTCATCAACAATAAAAGGCTGCCCACTGGACAACCTGTAATAAAATATAATCAGGATAGCTGGATTTGAACCAACGACATCTCCTTTCCAAAAGGAGTAGGCTACCAGACTGCCCTATATCCTGTGAACAGACATTTTGCATACTATCAAATGGAAATGTCTGAAACCATTTAATACTGAACTCCTAGCTTTGAAGCCCACAATAGCAAGATAGAGCCACGAACTCTATAACTTCTATTAGCGAAGTCGTTTCTGTTCCTTGCTGTCAGCTCCAACCGCACTGACTTATTAATATTATTCGGCAACTGTACTAGTATTATCAGCCCCAAACAATGTTGGATATAGCAAGTCAGGGAGTCGAACCCTGAGCGCCTACATTTCCGTACCGTGCTTGCTACGCTGTAACCCTTGACTCCTAGAAAGTCCTATGGGTTAGTCAGCAAAGTCTATGACGAGATAGACAACAAACGCCCAATGACGTGAGCGAACATCACAGAATACGTGACTGTTTCACTATGAACTCGGCATATATATCATCGTAAACACAAGCGTGAATGTGCAATAAATATGCCTAATAGCAAGACGAGGAGTCGAACCTCGCAAAGATATTATGCCTAATATCCGCCAATCACTTGCTACGCTGGTTTTATCGTCCAGC